CGTCAGGGTAAACAAGCCGAGCGAGCTTGGTAGACGCACGCGCCACCAACATGTCGGCGGGGTTCTTCCCCCAGCCTGAGCGCTTCCACGACACGTCATCCTTCGACCACGCCGTGCGCCCTTCCTCGATCGTGAACGACAGCGACATCTCAGGCTCGCCCTTGCGCTTCGTGACGAACGTCGCGCGTTCTGGTGTCCGCTCTGAGCACCGGAAGTATTCGGCCTTGCCACTGCTCAACACCATCGCGTGAATCGCGCCAGCGGACAGCGTCGGCTTGCCTTCGATGATGTGGAACGCGCGCAGCGCCGTCATGGCCTGCATCCCAATTTCGCGACCAGCGAGAATTGTTGACATGACGCCAGCCGGGTGGCCGTAGGCATTGAACAGCCGAGAGGCGAAGAGGACGCCGGCCAGTTCCTTCGCCTGGGCCATGTCGCGCGGTTCGAGTTCACGCTGCCATTCGACCGGCGCGGCGTCGACGTGGCGCACGAGGCCAACAAAGGGAGAGGCAGGAACCATTTCTACCTTCTCGGCCTGCTTGCTGTTCTCCGCGTTGTACATCTTCTGTATCTCGTTCTGCTCTTGGATGTTCTGCGGAACCTTCAGTGTCGGCATAGTCGCCTCGATGTCGTCTTCGATATCTGTCGCGTCCATCATCGGATCGCCTTCGCCGCTGAACACCGCCACGTCTGACGGCACGCGGTCGGCGAGAATCTCCTCGAACTGAATCGGCACGTCGGTGCGAAGCCGCAGCAGCGAGCGCACTAAATCCATGCGCGGCTTGAAGTCTTCCAGAGCCTTGCGCGTCGACGGCGTGAACTTCTCGTCGCCCTTCTCGACCGCCGCCATCAGGTCGTCCAGGTTGCCGAACTTCTGTAGCATCGCGGCGGCTTTCTTCTCGCCGATGCCGTCTGCGCCTTTGATGTTGTCGGACGCATCGCCGACCAGTGCGAGATAATCGAGCATCTGATGCGGTTGCACGCCGTAGCGCTCGACCACGGCGGCTACGTCGAAGGTCTTCGCGACGGTTGGGCCGTTGGCTGGGCGGAACTGCTCGACTGAGTAGGTTGTCACGAGCTGGAGAAGATCCTTGTCTGAACTGATAATGAGCACGTCTGGGATGTGTGGAATATTGACAAAACTAGCGCGATGTGCGGCCGTCGCAATGATGTCGTCCGCCTCGAACCCCTCAACAGCCCAGACCGGAAACCCATCACCGCGCAGTGTCTCGACAGCCAGCCCAAGCTCGTGCAAGTAGACGGCTGGCGTCTCCGCACGCTGCGCTTTATACGTCGGGTCTAGGTCGCGCCGGAACGACTTGCGCGAGTCGCACGCGATAGCAACATGGCGATGTGCGCTTGCCAGTGCGCGGACCTTGGCCACGATCTCGGTCGACGTCCGTTGCGGGTCAATCTGTGTTTCGTAAATCGGTCTTGAGATTGATGATAAATCAATCAAGACGAGTTTATCGGCGGTCATCGCGCCTCCAATCGGCGCAATACAGACTGCGCTTTTGCGGTTGCGTCGTTCAGTGTGGTGTGGTCGATTGGCTTTCCGTCGATACAGAGAGGTCGTCCGTATGAAAAAATCTCACGGTGAAACTTATCCAGAGAGCGACACGCTGCGACCATGTCTTGAATCATCACGACTAAATCTTGCTCGCTCATTCTTGCCCCCTCACGAGTGCCACGTGATACGCCGCGATGACGTCGCGCGTGATGCACGCCGCCGCCTCGGCCCAATCCGCATCAGCCAGCATCTCCTGCATCCGGTCTGAGCCAGACAGCAGCGCCTCGCACTCTTCAGCGGCAGCATCCTTCGCGAGTTGCGGCTTCTCCAGCATCCCGAGGGCTCGCTTCGTAGCCGTGTCCGCGCACGAGCCTGGGAACTCGCCGGTCATGCCGCGCAGGCATTCGGCGGCTTTGTACCACTCGCCGAGCAGGCTGATGGCGTCTGGGCTGAGCCGGTTGAATTCGAGTTGATGCGCGGCGCTCAGAATGTACTGTGCGAGGCGACGGAGGTCGCGCGCCGTGACTTTTGGTTGCGAAGGATGCTGAACTACTCCTCCTGGCATGTCCCAGATTCTCATCGCTCACCTCGATATTCTTCCCATGTGTCCGTGCCACTATCGGCCAACCCTTGCAGCCGCTCGGTGCGCGTCAACTTGCGGCGCGGCTCGTCGTCCTCTTCCGGCTCGGGCGGGAACGTGGCCTCGACCGTCGCCCGCAGCGCCTTCGCGATGCGCTTCTGCTCCAACGTGCTCGGGTCCAGGATGCCGTTCTCAATTCTCGAAATCGTGCTCTGGCCGATTCGCGCCCGCCGCGACACCACGGCCTGCGACAGGTTCCGCTCGGCCCTCAAGACGCGCATGCGATTCGTCATGCGAGAGACGATACACGGCCCCACACGACATGTCAACATAAATTATGCGCGTGCATAAAATATTCTTTAGTGGTAGGCTCTCGCGCATGAACATCGACGCCATCGAACTGAACGCTATTAGGCAATTCGCGTCTTCTCTTCACGATGGCGGGTGCCAGAGCCCACATGGCGGCATGTGTGGCTGTGGATGGAACCTCATCGAGGCGAGAATTGGAGAACTGCGCGGAGAATCAGCAGAACGTGTCGCATGGCTCAGGCAGGGCGTGAAAAAACTCGCTGCCGACGAACAGGAACTAGTAGATGAGATTATCGCTGCTATCGATAAGGCTGAGACGCCATGACCAACACCCGCGCCGAACACACCGCCGAACTCGTGGACGCATGGCTCGACCTCATCGCCGCCGAAGGCATGCGCGACACGTATCGCATGATGTGGCAGATCGAATCAGACAACGGCCGCGCGAAGGATGCGGAACTCGCACGCCTGCGCGCCACCAACGCGAGCCTCCGGGAAGAACTGCGCGCGACGTATGAGCGAGCGGTGTCATGAATATCGTCGGTTGTGTAGCGTGCGGCTGGCTGTATACCGATACGCCTGGGATGGGCATCCATCGCGCGCCAATCATATGCCCGCAATGTGGCGGCCGTGTTCGTGCCGCCCCTGAATCTGTGTGGATGGAGAACCAGAGCCTTAAGGCCCTCATCTCCCAGCACACACAGAAGCCGCGCCAGCGCACCGAGACCAATCTCGTCGGTCGGCTCATCAAAGCCGCCTCGAAGTACGGCGCGCGGCTCTGGCGGAATAATGTCGGCACGCTGCGCGATGCGCGCGGCGCCTACGTGACATATGGCCTCTGTCGCGGCTCGTCAGACCTGATCGGCTATCGCGTGATTGTGGTGACACCTGACATGGTGGGCTCTAAAGTCGCGGTGTTCTGTGCGATCGAGGCGAAGTCTGCCACCGGCCGTGCGAGCGACCGGCAGCAGGAGTTTATTCGTCAGGTGGCCTTCGATGGCGGGATTGCTCAGGTCGTGCGAAGCGAGCGAGAACTGGAACTCGTGCTACTTCAGGGCCGATAGGGAATACCGACTAGTGATACGTAGCATCTGTTTGAGCACACGACATAGTGTCCGTTTCCACAGACAATTGCTTCTTGTTCAGATATTTCCTTTCCGCACTCATGGCACTCAACAACGCCACTAAACGGCGTGTAAAGGCCGTGGCCTTGAGATGGAAATTGCATAGCCGATGGATCATAAATCGAGCCATCCTCGCGTGTCGTCCACCAGTGTGGCTCTTCTCGCCTCCATATGGGACAACTATAGAATCCACGTACCACCGTGAGCGATGGATCTTCCCTCGCTGCTTGCTGCGCGAGTTCTTGACACTTCCCACGAAACTTCAAATATCCTTCTTCGTATGTCATTGCCCATCGCTCCAGCGCCTCGGCAGCGGTTCGTTATTCTCAGCCTCTGCGCGCTCATCGCGCTCAACGTCGTCGGCTTGTAGCACGGTCTGGCAGTTCGGGCACGACGGCTCCAGCGAGTGTTTCTGCGAGGCGAGCGCATACTGTCCGCACACGGCTTTTTGTAGCTCGTGGTCGCGCGGATGCGACGCGGCCATCGCGGGGATGTAGTGCGTGTGGACGATGAGCCGGCCGCCAGTCTCAAAGCCGCCGAGGAGGTTGGCGATGTGGTTGGTCATGATGCTGATGCCTCTTCTGTCTTGTTGTAGGGCTTATAGGTTCCGTCCACGTTGAGGCCACGGTTGACCATTTCGCGCTTCGCCATCTCATTGAGGTCGAGTTGTCCAGCGACTACAGCGACGAGCACGCGCGAGTCGAACATTACGATGATATTGCTCGCCATCTGGATGAAGCGGAGTTCATCGAACGAGAATTCTGTTTTCATGATTATGATTGCCTCTCCGGTGCAGTTCTTGTCTCCACAGATGCATTTCATGATTGCCTCGCTTTCTGTGCGCGCTCGCGTTGTCCTTGGAGCCGCCTTCTCATTTCGTCTCCATCTGCTTCCAACTTCGACCACCAAGCGGCCCATCCGCTCGCTCGGGCCGTATAGGCGTTGTCTGCGTCTCCATACCAGTAGTAGCCTTCAGGGCCGTGAAACTCCCAACAGCCGTCAGTGAACCGATACACCCACGCTGCCTTACGTTCTTCCACTGATGTGACGCGCGAGATGTCGTTGAGGACACACTTGAGATGCGCTCGCCCGAACTCGACGTCGATATTCATGATTGCCTCGCGAGCGCCAGTCGCAGCGCACGGAAAATAAATTGACGAATCGTCATGCCTTTCTCTTCGGCCGCACACTTCACGACTCCCCAGAGCACAGGGTCGATGTCTCGCAACAAGTAGTTGATCTCCTTCTTGCCTTTCGACAGCGGCGTCATCCGTTGATGCGCTTCAACGTGATGCTGTCGGCACAGCCACACGACCTCAAGCGGTTTGCTGTAATCTATGTGGTGCCCATCCACGCGCGTCTCGCCGCACACGACGCATGGTGTTCGCTCAAGGCGTCCCTTCTTTACCGCGAAAGAAACCGCAGCACGTGCGCTCACTCTGTTCATATTGAGATTATCAGTGAGATTATCAACTCTGTCAAGCACAAATAATTTATGACCGCAAAATATTACTGGAACCACAAACTACTTGCGCTCTATAGAGGTTCTGTGATAGGCAAGGTCAAGCCGCTACCGAAAAGGCGTGCAACTGTCAAGAAAAAAGGCTAGACTCCTGTCGTTCTGACGAACAGCCGGGGCAACGGTTGGCCGCCGTCGCCTGGAGCGCAGCCTCCTGCTTGTCTCAGGGGTCTGGCCCCGGTCTCCTTTTCACCGAGACAAGAGGTGCTCTGATGGCAACATTTCAGCGATTCGCATTGTGAGTGCCGCGAACATCGCGGCGTCGCTCAGCGTCAACGGCAAGGGTGTGCCCTACCCCAACCACGCGAACTGCGTCTTTGTGCTTCAGCACGATCCGACGTTCGCGATGGACCGCATTTGGTACGACGAGTTCCAAGACCAAGTCTTCCTCGCGAACTCACCCACACGCGAGTGGCGCGACGATGACGACACGCGCATCACGGTCGACCTGCAAGACCGCTTCGGTATCAGACAACTCGGACGTGCCACGGTGGGCGACTGCGTGCGGTTCATCGCGCGCCAGCGCACACGTCACGTCGTGCGCGACTGGCTCAACACGCTGACGTGGGATGGCACCGAGCGCATCGCCACGGCGTTCGAGGACTATTGGGGCGCCGACGGCAGCGACTACACGCGCGCCGCGAGCGCCAACTTCTTCATCGGCCTCGCGGCTCGTGTCTACCAACCAGGATGCAAGTTGGACACGATGCCGGTCTTTGAGGGCAAGCAGGGCATCCGCAAGTCGTCCGCGCTGGAGGTACTCGGCGGCCAGTGGTACGGCGTGGCGCACGAGTCGGTCAGCGCGAAGGACTTCCTGCAAGGGCTGAGAGGGAAACTCGTTATCGAGATCGCCGAACTCCAGAGCTTCAGCCGCTCCGAGGTCAACGCGGTCAAGACCATGATGTCGACGCGCACGGACCACTACCGACCGCCCTACGGGCGTACCGTGGTCGCGTATCCCCGCTCCTGCGTGTTTGCCGGCACGACCAACGCCGACGACTGGGGCAGCGATGAAACCGGGCTTCGCAGGTTTTGGCCCATCGCGTGCGGCACTATCCAACTCGCCCTCCTAGCCGCTGTGCGAGAGCAGCTCTTCGCCGAAGCCGTGCACCAGTTCAAGGCCAGCGCGACGTGGTGGGAGATGCCAGCGACCACCGAAGCCATCCAAGCCACCCGCCAGCACCACGACGAATGGACCGACACCGTGCTCGGTTGGGTCGACCTTCAACTGACCGATGCGGTGCACATTATGGACGTCGCCACAAGCGCCCTGAAGCTCGATCCAGGCCGTGTCGATCGAGGGGTCCAAGGACGCATCGGACGCATCCTCAGACTGGGAGGCATGGAACATAAAAAGCGAAGGGAAGGCGCAAGGACGCGATGGGTTTGGGTCAAGCCGGAAGAATCAGATGGAACTTTCACCGTCTGATGGAACGCATGGAACACAGAATCACGCGCCATTGTGCCCTTGTTCCACTGTACCATCTGTTCCACTAGGTACAGGGTATATGCACATACGAGGGCACATGGTTTTATATAAAGGTACAGAACAGGGGTTGGAACATGGAACAGATGGAACACGCAGTTGGCATGGGACATGCCGAGGTGCGCGATGATGGCTGATTTGGACGCGGAAATCGGAGCCTATTGCATGGACATCTACCGCCAGCAGGTGCTTGACGCGCGGGCCAAGATCGAGAAGCTGCGAAGCGGCCTCGACGTGGCGATTGGGCTAGCTGAGCGCACGGTGGTCTGGACCTCTATGCCTGACCGTGAGCGCCTGCTCAACGTGCTGCGCGATGTGCGGACCGAGCTGCGGGAGATGATCGGCGCCGGCGCGCCGAGCGAGACGCTAGCTGACTTCGAGCGCGACACGCATGGAGACTGGCATGAGCGATGAACGTAAAGAAGCCGAGGAACGCGAGGCGGCGATCATCGCCGGGAACAAGGAAAGGCTCCGTCATGGCCGATGAACCCGTGAAGCTCGACTGGCAAGAACTCGGCATCCCGAAGCCGGCGAACAACCTGCCGACAAAAGCCCAGATGCGCGACGTCTACCGCACCTATTGGCTCTCCCGTATGATGCCGCTGCTAGAAGCGCAGGAGGCGCGTGCCATCGGCCTCGTCCACTTCATGCTGCGCGACCCAGAGACGGGCGAGTGGAAGCGGCTGACGGACCCTGACGACATCGCGCGCGCGATGAACGACCCGAGGGCTGAGCAAGGATCGACGTATCGCATCCACACGAAAGACCCTGACGGGAAGGACATCACCGATGTGCTCAACCGTATCATCGACAAGCCGAAGGAGCAGGAACAGGAAGTCATCGTGCACGACGCGGACAAGATGCTGGCGCGGTTGGACGCGTGGAAGTTGGCGCATCGCGGAGAGGAGCCATGACAGATTTCACAGACACGTTCACGATGGAGGCGCTGATCTGTTGCGAGGATCACGTGCGGATCGTCGGACCTGCGCTTGAACAGTTCATCGAGCAGAACGGCCTAGCACGCAGATATTTCGGGCTCTTCGGACCACTGAGCGATTACGCCCTAATCGCTTGGAATCTTGAGGGGCATCCGCAAGGCTTGCATTATGCGCTTGGGCGATCGTGGGAGGTTAGAAGCAGCCATGACGCAAGGCGCTAGCGCTGAGCGCGACGTAGAAACAGAACTCCACGACGCGATGGCGAGTTTCGCGCTCGACCCACTAGGCTTCGTGCAGTTCGCGTATCCGTGGCCGATCAACGGCGAACCTGGGCCTGACACCTGGCAGCGCGACTTCTTGACCGAGTTGCGCGACCGCGTCAGAGCGAATCGCTTCGACGGCGAGCACGCAGTCGCCCCTATCCGGATGGGTGCAAGCACCGGCCACGGCGTCGGGAAATCGGCTCTCTCGGCCTGGATTGTCGACTGGATTATGAGCACCCGGCGCGACTGCCGAGGCACGGTCACCGCCAACACGAACGACCAACTCGCGACGAAGACATGGGCAGCTGTGCGCGAGTGGACCGCGCGCTGCATCACGGCGCATTGGTTCGAGGTGAACTCGCAGATAATGTATCGCATCGGCCATCGGGCGAGCTGGTTCTGCTCGCCGGCGTCGTGCGCGGCTGAGAACAGCGAGGCGTTCGCTGGCCAGCACGCGAAGTCGAGCACGTCGTTCTACATCAACGACGAAGACTCGAATGTGCCCGACAAGATCCATGAGGTCGAGGAAGGCGGGCTCACGGACGGAGAGCCGATGATGTTCCTGTGGGGAAACCCGACGCGGAACAGCGGGAAGTTCCACGAGTATGCGTTCGGGAAGGGCCGCGACCGCTGGTCGATCCGCGTCATCGACTCACGGGAGTGCAAGTTTGCGAACAAGACGTTGATTCAGGAGTGGGCCAACGACTATGGCGAAGACAGCGACTTCTTCCGGGTCAGGGTCCGTGGCCTCCCGCCGAACGCAGACGAACTCCAGTTCATCGATGGGGCGCGCATCGCGAAAGCGGGCATCAACATCGTCCAGCCGGTCTACGGGGAACCGCTCATCGCGGGCGTGGACGTCAGCGGAGGTGGCTCGGCTTGGACGGTCTGTCGATTTCGTCGTGGCTTTGATGCGCGAAGCATTCGCCCGATTCGACTCACCGGAGAGCAAACTGTTGCGAATGACCGGCAACTCGTCATCGCCACACTCTCAGAAGCCATCCTGACGCACAAGCCTGACGCCATGTTCATCGACTCGGCGTTCGGAGCCGTAATCGTCTCGCGCCTGCGCCAGATGGGCTACACGCAGGTCTTCGAGGTCAACTTCGGCGGCGAGGCGCCAGATAAAGCGCACGACGCGAACATGCGGGCGTCGATGTGGCGGGCGATGAAGGAGTGGCTGCCGACCGGCGCGATCGACCAGCACGACATTCGGCTCGCGACCGACCTCTCGGCGCCGGGGTTTCACCTGAACAAGAAGAATCAGCTCGTGCTGGAGTCGAAAGAGTCGATGCAGAAGCGGAACATCGCGTCACCGGACGATGGCGATGCGCTGGCGCTGACGTGGGGCGGGCGCGTGCCGCTGCGGACGGCGGAACAGCAGGGCGGCTGGTTGCCGCAATCGACAGGATGGGCTGGATGACGAACACTGGGGTGACGTTCAACGTGCGGGCATTGCCGCCCGATAGATTTGGTTTCGTGGAATACGTGCATGACGACGCGAAATTGCCTACTTCTACGCCTGATGTGGTAGTATCCGCCGCGATGCCCCTCCATGTTGTGCTGACTGTCGGCCCGAACACGCTGGACGTGACGGGCGACATGCCGTTCACCGAGGTGATCGAGTTGGCTACGCGCTGGCTGAGCGCGGTCGCACCGGGTTCGGTGTCTGGCGACGAGCAGGCCAAGATCGACGCGCTCAACGCTCGCGTGAAAGCGCAGGTTGACGCGCTCTCCGTCGCAGTGACCGACGATTCAGTAGCCAAGGCGATTGAAGAGCACTGGCGCCGCAAAGTCACGCCCGTCAATGACTGACCGTGGACATTATTACGCTCCCTCATGGCCTCCCTCTGTCCGATCACGTAACCATCATCAAACCGGAGACTGAACCTATGGCACTCGACTTCAGCGAACTCGAAAAGACCATCACCGACCTGGAGGCTGGCGTCCCGTCAGCCGTCGCGCTCATGAACAAGTTGTTCGATGAGTTCGAGGCGAACAAGAACGCCCCGGCAAAGATTCAGGAGCTTGTGACGCGCGGCCGCGCCCAGGTCGACGCGCTCGCCGCCGCCGTCGTGGCCGATTCCGGCACGCCTGCGCCACCCGTCACGCCCGAGGTGTAGTCCCATGTGGCGAGCACTATCCGCCACGCTGTTGCTGTGGTCGTTCCTCGCCGGGACGGCCGCAGCCGATTCCTTCACCATCACCGACGTCACCGTCACCAGCGGTTCATACGTCTGGAACAGCGGCAACGTCGGCTGGCGGCTGCCGCTCTCGCTGAACCCAGGCGAGGACGTCGTCTTCACGCAAAACTGCGGCGGCTTCTGCTTCGACACCAGTGATGCGCTCGGCACGCTCACACGCATCGACGTCACGGTCAACGGTATCCTGACCTCATTCTTCGACACGGACGGCATCCTGAATCTCAGAGGCGTCGACCCGATTACGAACGAGGCCAACGAAGCGCAGGAGTATGGCCTGCCGCTGTATGGGCCTGGGTATCGCGTGTTCCTCGCGTATGCCGACAACACGCACACCGACGCCTGTGGTTCATATGCGTCCAGTATCGGCCTGGAAGGCGCGGCATCCTGTCTGCCGGCGCCGTTCTTCGATGCCGTCTACTTCATGGGCCTCGGCATTCGGATGCCAGACGGACTGACGCAGACGTATCCGTGGCACTGCAACGAGCACGGCAACTGCTTCGATGCGGGCGTGGTCCGGATCGTGGTCGATGGCGAGCGAGAGACGCGGGGCGGCAATCCTGTGCCTGAGGCGTCGTCGCTCGCGCTCATGGCGCTGGGTCTGTTCGGGCTGGTGCATGTCGTGCGAAAGAGGTCGTGATGGTTGCGATGCCGAACCGCCGCGCGCAGGTCTACGTGATCTGTGAGAAGAACCCAGAATCCTTCCCGCAGAACGAGCACAATGACGACGCGCGCCGCGAACTTCTACTGGGCACCATCATCCCGTCACTGAACCGGCAGGACGGCGGGAACTGGGGCTACATGACGAAGACTGACCAAGGCAACAAGGTGCCGTGCGACATCATGATGTGGCGCCCGACGAACGAGGTCGTCGACTGCATGACCGGCACGGGCGGGACGTGGATTCCGCACGATCCGCCGCCGCCAGAGTGGGTCTGGACCGCTGTCGGCTCGTCGCCGACGCCTGTGCCGCCGGAACCAGAGCCGCCGCCGGAGCAAATTCCCTACGACGAGGCGAAGTCCATCCAGTTCGGAGAGGCGTGCAACGCGGTGTATGCCGAAACGGGCGCATCGCCTGATGCCGGCATGATCGCGGTCCACTCGATGCGCTGCGCGTACGACTACTACGTCAACGGGATGGCGTGGGACGAGTGCTTCAACAAGCACGTCAACGAGTTCCGGGCGGAATACGGTTTGCCTCCGCTGAAGGCGTGATGGATAGTGCCGCATGGATCTCTCTCATCACGAGCATTTCCATCTTGGTCAAGATGTTCTGGGAGAGCAGGGAAGCCGAGAAGCGCGCTGTTCGGGAGCGTGAATGGCAGATCGCTGATCGGCAACAGGTGGCAGCGGCGCTCGCGGTCAGGGGAGACGCGAACGCGGCCGGTATTGCGTTGAATGCGGCGCAGGTGTCGACGCAGATTCAGGACGCACTGGCCGAGAACACCGCACTGACGAGCGCTGTTGGCGAAAAGGCCGATGCGGCGTATGAAGTAGCGAACGACGTCAACGCGAAGATCAAGAGCCTGGGCGAGCATCTGATGAAGGACAAGAAATGATTGCGCTGATCGTCACGCTCATGATTATCGGCGTGCTGCTCTACCTGATCGAGCAGTTGCCGATGGACCCTGTCATCCGCACCGTGATTCGGCTCATCGTGCTGCTCTGCGTCATCCTCTACCTGCTGTCCGTGTTCGGTATTTTCGATGTGCCGGTGCCGAGGGTGCGACGATGATGGGCCAATCAGGTGCATCCACGACGAACTGGAGCTGGCCGGTGACCACGCCAACCACAACATCTAATAGTCTGCCAATCGAGATAGAAAAGTCTGCCCGCCGGGTAGAACTTACCGGGCAACTCGCGGCGCTGGAGGCGTACCTCATCTTGAAAGCCAAGGCTGGCGATCGCAACGCGGTGATGCTCGCGGCCGCCGAACTCATAGCTATTGAGGCGCGCCTCGATGAATTGAGCCGGACGTGACGCCCAGTGGCCCTCTGCGGATCGATGCGGAGGAGCGGCTCTGGACAAGGCTGGAGAAATACGTAGACAACAAGCAGCAACAGACGAACGAACGCATTGAACATCTTGAACAGCGCATCGACGACCGATACGAGCCCTTCCGCACATCGCTCATCTGGTTTATTCGCATCGTCCTCGGCGCTTTCGTGGCTGCGCTGGCACAATACGTGTATCAGCACGGCAAATGATCAACATTGTTGGCGACTTGCCTCCGCGTTGGATTCTCATCGTTGTAGCCATCATGGGCGCGTTCTGCGCCTACTACTGGACGACCCAGTTGTTGAAATGAGGACCGCTTGAAAGCCATCCCGTTCGGGCCGGTGCGCGTGAAGTCGGAGGCCGAACTTCAGGCGTTCCTTGAAAGCCTTTCGGTTCCGCCCAAGATGTTGCGTGGCAAGGGCCTGACACTGCAACACATCACGCTGAACCTCACGCCAGTCCCGCAGAAGAAGTCGAAAAAACTCAAGGTCATGCTCTACTACCTGTTCGACTATTCCGGCATCTGCTTCTGGGGCTGACGATGAACACCGTCGTTCGTGTGTGATCCGTGCGGAGAGCAAAGACACATCACGATGGATACCGAGGCGAAATGAGCGAGACTGCGGTGCTTCAGGCCGTTCTTGACGCCATTGCTGGTACCATCGACACGAGCGCGCAGATTTCTGACCATCCCAACGTGAAATTCGCAATGATGAAACGGCTGGACGCTCAGAAAGAGGCGTTCTTTGCGGCGTATCACGCGCAATGGATTCGATCCGAGAATCGGTGGATGTTCGACCCGGCGATGACCCCTGGCGATCCGGATCACTGCTGGCAGGCGTGGCTGACAGAACAGGCGCTGCAATGAGCGAGCACAGCGTCAAGGAACGGATGCGCGCGGCACTCGGGCCAGAGGTAACGCAGCACATCGCGGCGCTGACGGCCATGGTGCAGGCCACCGTTCCGGCCGTGAACGAACTACTTGACCGTGTGAAGTTTCTGGAGGCGGAAGTCGCAGAGTTGAAGAAGCCGAGCGCTGATGTCTAAGGCTGAAGACGACTTCATTAAGCTCGCCCGCGACCGATTCGACCAATCCGAACTGGCCTCGAACGACCAGCGCCAGCGCGAGAAAGACGATCTCGCGTTCTACGCCGGCGAGCAGTGGGACGCCGAGCAGAAAGCCGCGCGCGCCGGCATGCTCGCGAACAACGGCCTGCCGCCGGTGCCGGCAAGGCCGACGCTCACCATCAACAAGGTCCGCGAGCCAGTGCGTCAGGTGCTCAACAGCGAGGAGCAGAGCGATTTCACCATCGAGATCATCGCGGCGGACGACTTCGGCACGCTCGTCGAGAACAGCGAAGACAACGAAACCGAGATCGAGTTGCGCGAAGGACTCCTGAGGCGCATTCAACGCGCTCCGGAAGCTGAAGACGCGCGCATGTGGGCCGGTTCGCGCGCGGCTATCGCTGGAACTGGTTGGTATCGCGTGATGACGCGGTTTGTCTCTGGAAAAACGTGGGACAAAGAGATCGCGCCAGAGCGGATCTACAACCAATCGAGCGTATCAGCCGATCCGGCGCACGAACAGCCGGACGGCAGCGATGCGGAGTGGATTCTCGACGGCGTGGACATGCCGATCGACCGCTACGAGGCCGAATTCGGCAAGATCGACGGCAAAAAGAACCGCGTCGTGCAGTGCAGCGATAACGAATGGCGCGCACTCGGTGAAGAAGCGCCGAAGTGGTTCACATCGGACGGAAAAACGCGCTCGATCCGCGTAATGAACTACTGGTACACAGAGCGCGAGACAAAAACGCTCTGTCTGCTCGAAGATGGCACGTCGGGCTGGCAGGATGAACTCCCGAAAGACGTGAAGTGCGTCGATAAGCGCGAGGTGACGGAAAAGCGCATCAAGTGGGCGAAGATCGACGGCGTGCAGATTCTTGACGAGACGGACTGGGAAGGTCCGGACATGCCGTATGTCAAGGTGCTTGGCGAAGAACTGCACCCCTACGACGACGACCGTCGCACCGAGGGTATGGTGCGCCCGATGCGCGACAGCGGCAAGGCGTTCAACTCGCTGGCGTCGAAGTTCATCGAAACCGTGGGACTCTCGCCGATTCCGACCGTGATGCTGGAAGAGGGCACGGACGGCCCCTACAAGGCGTGGTGGCAACTCGCGGCAACGCGCACGCTGCCGTACCTGCTCTACAAGTCGACGAATCTGGAAGGCGTGAAGGCCAATCCGCCGATGACCGTGCCGCGCGAGTCACAGATCCAAGAGATCGCGATGGGGCTTCAGGTCTTCGACGAGGCGATCAAGTCGACAACCGGCGTGCCCGAGTCGAACATGGGGCATCAAGACCCGACCGTGAAGTCGGGCAAGATGGTGCAGGCGCTCATCGCGCAGTCGCAGCTCGGCACGTCGCATTTCATGGAGAATCTGCGCCGCTCGATGCGCTACGAGGGCCAGATCATCAACAACCTGCTGTATCCGATCTACGGGAAGCGGCCGGGGCGGCTCGCGCGTATCGTGACGGGCGAGGGAGAGTCGATGACGGTGCCGATCGGTGCGCCGCAGCCGCAGCAGAACGGTATGCCGCCGGCGCCGCAGCAGAAGAACTGGAAACTGACGCCTGACGCGAACTTCAACGTCGTCGTGAACATTGTCAAGGACGCAGGCACGCTGCGCGAGCAGGAAACGGCCATCGTGGGGCACGTCATCGAGGCGCAGCCGGAACTCATGGGCGTCTTCGGAGACCTGTTCTTCAAGCATCAGGACGGCCCCGGCCACAAGGAAATGGCCGAGCGCATGGAGGTGATGCTGAACCCGAAGGTGCAGGCGTTCATCGAGCAGAAGAAGCAAGGCGGCCCGCAGATTCCACCGCAAGTCATGGCCGAGATGGCGCAGCAGAAGCAGCAACTGGACGACGCGCATCAGTTGCTCCAGAAAGCCGCCGGCGAGCTGCAATCGAAGCAGGCCGAGAACGACACGAAGATTCGCATCACGCAGATGGAACTAGAGTCGAAGGAACGCATCGCGCAGGCTGACCGGGAGACAAAGTTGGCCGTGGCTGAACTCGGCGCGAAGGTTGACCGGCTGACGCTGTTCCTTGAAGAGCGTGCCCGTCTCGGCGTGCAGGACCACGACGCGCATCAGGCGAACATCGACCGGGCCCACGACGTCGCGATGGCGGCGCAGGGGCATCAGCAGGCGATGCAGGCTGGCGAGGCGCAGGCTGGCATACAGGCCGGCCAGCAGGCCGCGCAGCAGTCGCACGAGATCGGCCAGCAAGCGACTCAGCAAGAGCACGAAGCCGAGCAGGCCAGAATGGCGCAGGAAGCCGCCCAACAAGCTTCTGTTGACAACGCGACCGCGTAAGCACAGACTAGGCCATCCTTGGACACTGAATACGTCGAAACCGAGCAACCCGCGCAGGCGATAGAGCCCGCGTCGTCGTTTGCCGACCACGAGGCGTCGTTCTCGAATCGGCCCAAGTTGGTCGATGCTCGCCAGCCTGCTGAGTCTCCTACCACTCCTGCTGTGCCAACTCCGGACGGTGGTGGGGAGGCGGCGGCTGGCGAGCGTGACCAAAAGGGCCGCTATCGGGCGCAGTCTCAGCGGGCCACGGTTGACGATGTGCCGACCATCTCGGCCCTGACGAAGGAATACCACGATGCGTTGACCGAGGCCGGGTTTACCGTCGAGAAGAAACCTGGCGAATCAGACCGCGTGCATGGCGTGCGCGTGCGGGCTGAACTCGCGAAGGCGCTGCGCGACCTGAAACGAACTCCTGCTGCCCCGGCTGTCTTGCCCAGTCCGAGCGGCCCTCTGCCGTCGTTCCGCCCGAACGGTGGAGATTCGGGCGCCAATGAACTACCGGGCGACTTCCCGGCGAAGCCGAAGCCGGAAGATTTCAACGACTACACCGATTACGTCGAAAACTTGGCCGAGTGGAAGGCGAACGCGGCCTACTACCGAAACGAGCGTCAACGCGAGCAGCGCACGCAGGCGCAAGCGTTCGCCACAAGCGTGCAGAGCCGCTACGCCGCCGCGAAAGACCGTTATCCAGACTTTGAAGCCGTTGTGTTGAACCCGCAGACGAACAGCCCGATACCGCGCGGCAGCGTCATCGAGCGGTTCACGTTCAAGCACGCCACCGGACCAGACGTGGTGTATCACTTCTTCAAACATCCGGACGAAGTGGCGGCGATCCACGCGTTGCCGGATGCGGACGACCAGATCGCCACCCTCTCGTTGCTTGGGCAACGCCTCACCTCGACCTCGAATACGCGCGAGCAAGCCGTCCCGACCAGATCGGCAGCCGCGCCCGTTACCACACCTATCGTCAAGCCGCCTAATCTGGTGCGGACTGGCGTTGTCAAGGCGGGCGACGAGCCGCCTGGTGACGACGCGAGTTTCGCCGAGCACGAAAAGTTCTTCGGCACCTCCAAGCGTCGACGCTAGGCCACGCTCGCCTCGCACGAGGCGTGTGTAATGGCGAATACGATCATCACCCCCTCTTGGGTGACGACCGATACAGCGGTGAACTTCAAGAACGCCATGAAGCTCATTGGGCTGTTCGATCGCACTTGGGACGAATCCTGGGAAAACAAACCGGGCGGCGCACAGATCGGTTATACGGTCCAGGCGCGCATTCAGCAGCGCTTCGAGACGGTCGAGGGACAGGGGCTTCAGGTTCAGGCCATCCTCAACCAGACCGTCCCGATCTCCATCAATCACTACCTTCAGACCGCGATGACGTGGTCGGTGCTCGAAGCCACGCTCGAAATCGAGAAGGTGCAAGAGCGCTACACCAAGCCAGCCGGAGTCTCCCACGCGAACAAATGGGACACCATCGCTGGCGAGGAAGTCTACCGTCAGGTCTACTACTCGATCGGGACACCTGGCGTGCCGCTGTCGAGTGATCAGGTGTGGAGCGACGGCGTAGCGAAACTGCACTCGGTTGCGGTGCCTGAGGAGCTCTACGCCGTGATCACTCCGCAGGCGCAGAGCGCGATCCTGAACACCAACCTCACGCTGTTCGGCGAGCGCTACCAGACCTACTTCAAGACGGGCCAGTTCTCAGGAAACGCGCTGGGTGTCGACGAGTGGTACTGGGATCCGAACCTGCCGATGCACACGACGGGCACGTTCACGTCGAGCACGCCGGCTATCGTCGGCGCCGGTCAGACCGGATCGACGCTCTCGATCGACGGCATGGGCACCTACGCGCTCAAGGCTGGCGACGTGTTCACCATCGATGGCGTCTACACGCTGAACCCTGTCAGTTACGTCGATACGGGCCTCTTGCAGCAGTTCTCGTTGCAGGCCGATGTCGCGGGCTCATCCACGGCCACGCTGACGTTCGCACCGGCCATCATCACCTCTGGGCCGCTCCGGAACGTCACGAACTCGCCAGCCAACGATGCCGGTCTATTGTTCATGGGCGCGACGGGTATGACCTCAGCCACGATGGCGGCGACCCGCTCAAAGCAGTCGTTCCTGTTCAATCCGGGCGCCTTCGCGTTCGTGATGGCCGACCTCGAGTCGCCGCTTCCTGGCGCGGATTCCAAGCGAGCGAACGACAGTCAAGCCAGGGTGTCAATGCGGTGGGTGTCGCAATACAACATCCAGACGAACCAAATCCCACGGCGCGTGGACAGTTGTGGCGGCGTGGCGTGTGTCCTGCCGTATTTCGCCATCCGGGCGTGGAGCTAAATCATGGCATTGACAAAAACCTCGCTCGCGGCGGCCTGCACGGCAACGGCAACACAGTTGTCGATCACCTCCACATCGAGTGGATTTCCGACCATCGGCACCTACGGGTCCAAGCAGCGGATGCTCGTCGACAGCGAATACATGCTGATCGACTACGTCATCGCGGCTGGGTCTGTGAAAGTGCTTCAGCGCGGTCTGGACGGTACAGCGGCCGTCGCGCACGGCATCCTCGCGTCGGTCATCACGTCGTCGCAAGCGGCCGATTTCCCGGTCATCCCACTCGGCCACGACGTCAACCGTTCGCCTGACCTCTACCTTCAGGAAGCGCTAGGGGCCGACAACACGGCGCTGGCAACGCCGACGAAGGACACGAACACGGTCATCACGAAGGGCTCGGCGTGCCTCTTCACCATCTCGGCTCCGAGTGCGGCGATCAACGGCCTGCGCTGGACGTTCACCAGTCAGACCGCGTTCGCGCACGTCATGACGGCGACGGCGCTGATCGAGAACGGCCTGACGGGCTCGCCGTTCACGACGGGCACGTTCGGCGCGTTCATTGGCGCCGGCTGCACGCTGATGGCGAACAACGGCGTGTGGAACGTCGTTGCGCTGCCGGTGGCGGCGTCGGTCGTCTTCACGTAAACGAAAGGGGAGTATGGCGATTCTGCACAGTCAAGACAGTGCCTACGCGCAAGAGCGCCGGAAACACGAAGCGCTGCACAGCGAGTATGGCGCGCCGGGGCGACCTTACGTGTTCTTCGAGTATCCGACCATGATGTACAAGGCCGGACTCGATGACCACGGCAAGGTCGCCGTGATCGACAAAGAGATCGCCGAGACGGAGGTCGACCGCGCGAAATACGAGCGCCTCGGCTACGTCTTCGGCGGTCAAGCGGCGGCGATCACGGCGTTCGAGAAGCAGCGGCAGGAACTCGCCGTGCTCGCGGCCCAACGGAACTACGAGGACCGCAACATGGGCGACAAAGCGAAGGCTGAGCGCGACGGCGTGGAGTCTCGCTCATCCGAGCATCTCGGCGCGATTCCTCCAGCGCATCCGAAAACAGGTAGACGAGACTAGCCTCTCGGGCGGCGGATGACGGTGTCCGTCGCCCTCACACAGGAGACATCATGGGGCAGCAGATCATCACGCAGCAGGGTGTGTTCGGTGGAGGCTCTGTTGCCGCCATCAATGCGAACTTCTCCGCGCTCTTCGCGACGTCCCTCACCGTGGGGAACGTGTTTTACCTCGACCCAGCGACCGGATCAGACAGTAGCGGCACCGGATCGGCTGGCGCTCCGTTCGCAACGCTCCAGACCGCCTACGACGCGTGCGCGTCGGGCAACAACGACACCGTGGTGCTCGTCGGCGACGGCACCACGGCGGCGACCGCACGCGTCAATTCAGCGTTCACATGGAGCAAGAATGCGACGAACCTGCTCGGCATCTGCTCGCCGACGTTGTATTCGCAACGCGCGCGTATTGCGCCGACTGCGGCAACGACTGCGTTCGCAAACTTCTTCACCGTCAGCGGTTCCGGCTGCACGTTCCAAAACATCCAGTGGTTTCACGGCTTCGATACCGGTGTGGCAGCAGAAATCTGCATGACCTTGACCGGATCGAGGAACGTGTTCAACTACTGCCACATCGCCGGCATCGGCGACACGACCGGATCGGCGTCGGCGGCCTCGCGCTGTCTCAAGATCGGGCTAGCCGGCAGCGGCGAGAACCTGTTCAACGACTGCGTCATCGGGATTGACACGGTGACGCGCTCTGCGGCGAACGCCTCGGTCGAGTTCGCCGCCGACACAGCGAGGAACACGTTCCGGCGCTGCCACTTCCCGATCATGACGTCGTCGGCCACGGCGCTCGGCATCTTGGGCACCGGGGCGGCGTGCTGTGACCGCTCTCAGGTGTTCGAGGACTGCACCTTCGAGAACGCCATCAAGTCGACGTCGACGGCGATGACGGTGCTCGGCTCGTTCACGTCGGCATCACCCGGCGGCATGGTGATTTTCCGCAACTGTGCGACGGTGGGCATGACCAAGCTCGGCGACACGAACTTCCTGGCGAATTCGTTCGTGGACATGGCGGCGGTGAGTGGTTCGGCTGGCGGCTTGATGGTCGCGCCGTCGTAAGGCGGCGATGGCAGGGACGGCACTCAGCTACATCGCGGACGCGTTCAATATCCTGAACGTGTTTCAGCAAGGCGCGCCCATCGGCAACGCTCAGGCTCAGCAGGCGTTCAGGTTCCTGAACAACATGATGAGCACCTGGGCGCAGTCGATGGACGCGCCGGTTATCGCCCGCGAGGTGTTCGACCTCACGCAAGGGCAGGCATCGTATTCCTGGGGTCCAGGCGGCGACTTCACGACGTCGCGTCCTCCAAATCAGAACAGCATTACTGGGGCGGATCTCATTCTCAACAACGCGCTACCGCTCGACCAGCGCGTCGAGGTTCCGCTGGCGGTCTACACCGACGACGGCTACCGGAACGTCCGGATTAAGTATCTGCCGAACACGCAAGTCACCGGCATCTACTACCAGCCGACATCACCGCTCGGCACGCTCATCGTCTGGCCGGTGCCGAACACGACGATCTACACGCTGGCGGTCTACCGCGAGCAGCAGTTCGGGCCGTTCGCAGACCTCGCGGTGACGAGCTATACGTTTCCGGACGGCTACGACGAGGCGATTCTCTACAACCTGACGAAGCGGCTTGCGGGCCCGCACGGTCGCACGATGACCGATTCGGACCTTGAAATCGCCCGCGAGTCGCTCGCGACGATTCAGCGCGCGAACAACCGACTGACGGACGTATCGAACGACCTCATCTTCGGGCGCCGCAACGGCTGGTACAACATCAATACGGGGCAATAAATGGCCTTGTCTGTAAAGAGCACGACCTCGCTGAATGCGGCCGGTGCAACGGGTGGGTGGGCAACCCTAGACGTGTCAGGATTCGCCTACGTCTCGTTCCAGCTCCAAGGGTCATTCAGCGGCACCATCACGTTCTACGGTTCGGTGGACGGGGTGAACTTCATTGCGATGGCGGTGATGCCGATCGCTGGCCTGATCGACGGCACCGCCGTGACGACATCTACCACGGAAGGCATCTGGACATCTGTCCGCGCGAACGCGCTGACGGCCGTGAGGGCCGGATACACCTCCTACAGCACCGGGCCCATCAACATCACCATCGCGGCGACAAGCTGACCTGTGGCGATTCAGGCCAAGCATACCGGCGTGCTCTCTGCGGTCGGCTACGCCGTCACGATGAACGTCGACGGGCTGGCCGGCATCGGCCTGCAACTGACCGGCGTCTGGGAAGGCACGGTCCAGTTCAATGGCTCAGTCGATGGCGTCGAGTTCCAAGCGCTGACGGTCACGCCGACGAACAGCACGACCGGCGTCACGAGCGCGACCTCTAACGGCATCTGGCAGGTTTCGGCCGCGCTGAAGCACGTTCAGGTGCTGTGCTCGGCCTACACATCAGGCTACATCGTCGTCACAATCTTAGCCGGCGAGTCGTCAGTAGGTGGAAGTGGTGGGGGCGGTGGCGGCGGCGGCGGCGATGCGACGGCCGCGAATCAGGTTCTTGAAATCTCAGCGCTCAACTCAATCAATACGAAGACGCCAGCGCTCGGTCAGGCGTTAGCGGCTGGTTCTGTTCCTGTTGTGCTCACGGCGGCACAGATCACAACGCTGACGCCTCTCTCGTCGGTGACGGTGACGCAGGCCACTGGAACGAACCTGCACGCAGTGGTCGATAGCGGCACGCTGACGGCGGTAACGGCGATTACGAATGCGCTGCCGGCCGGTTCGAACGTCATCGGGCATGTCATTACGGACACTGGTTCAACGACTGCTGTCACTGGGACCGTCACCGTGACGGGAGGACTGACCGACACGCAGTTGCGCGCGAGTGCTGTCCCGGTCACGGCCGTCCTGACGGCTGGATCGGCAGTCATTGGGCACGTCATCAACGATGCGAGTTCAGCCGTCATCGGACACGTCATCGCTGATTCTGGATCGACCACGGCCGTGACTCAGGCGACGGCTACGAACCTGAACGCGGCCGTCGTTGGGACAGGAACCGCAGGTACTGCTGCTGGTGGCGTGCTCACCGTGCAAGGCGTCACGAGCATGACCAAACTGCTCGTCACGCCTGATAGCGTGGCACTGCCAGCCAACCAAAGCGTCAATATGGCGCAGGTTGGTGGCACGAACACCGTGACAGCAGGCGTGGCCGGCACGCAAGCTGTCGGTGGCAACGTCGCGAATGGCGTGACAGCCACCACGAACCCAGTCCCGGTTGGTGGCGTGTTTACGACCTCGCCAACCACGCTCTCGACCGGGCAGACGGCCACCCTCCAATTCACGGCAGCGCAGAACATCAAGAACGACGTCACGACGATTGCCGGCACGGCGGCTGACACGAACAGCGGGGTCAAGAGCGCTGGAACGCTACGTGTGGTGCTCGCGACCGACCAGCCAGCGCTGACCAATAAACTCCTCGTCACGCCAGACGCCAACAGCGCCATCAATCTCGCGCAGGTCAACGGCACGACGACGGTCAACGGAGGATCAGCCGCAGGTATTCTCGCGGTCGGAGGACCGAACGCCACCAACGTCGCCATCACTGGAAACCCAGTCAATAACGGCGCACAGGCGGTCAGTAGCGAGAACGCAGCGGTCACGACGGCGAGACAGGTTCAACTCGTCGCCGACCTCGTGGGTAAACTGATCGTGCTGCCTTACGCGAACCCTGAGAACTTCGTGTCCGGAGCGATTACATCTGCGATGACCGGAACGACGACCACTTCATTGATCGCGGCGCCGGCATCGGGACTGAGGAACTACATCACCACCATCGTCTGCTCGAACGCGCACGCCACGGTAGGCACCGACATCGTGATTCAAGATGGCAGCGGCGGCACGACGCTCATGACGATTCCGGCCGCAGCGGTTTATGGCGGCGCAGTCATCAGTCTCCCGGTGCCGCTCCGTCAACCGACGACAGCAACCGCTATTTTCTGCGCGAATGTGACGACTGGCGCATCCACGAAGGTCAGCGCGGTCGGATACAAGGGGGCGTAGGTGGATCTAGTCCTTGGATTGAGCCTGATTCTCTTTGGAGGCACGCTGCTTCTGACCGGCGTCGGCACGGCATTCCGAGCGGCAGGCGGCACAAATAGACTGTTGCTGGAAAACAGCAATGGCCTGCTCTTGGAAGATAGCAGTGGCGATGTGGCGCTTGAATAATGGCTGATACCAAACTTACCGCGCTATCAGAGGTATCGGTTGCCGCTCTCTCGGACATCACGTATCTTGTGGCTGATCCAGGCGGCACGCCAGCCAGCGACAAGATTACGCTGTCGAGGCTTGGCGGCGTGCTGTCTCCGCTCTTTACTACTGGTAGGTTGACTGTTGTCAGTGGCAATGCGGCGTCGATTGTTGACCAAACCTCAAAGGGCACTCTCTATTACACGGCGATCACCAACAACGGCACCATCACGAGCAACAACTTCCAGATCGCGATCTACGACGGGACACGGTTGCGGCTGTATAGCAGCGCAGAGATCAGCCTTTCGCTGACTATCACGAGCGGCAAGAACTACGACGTGTTTATTTACGACAATGCTGGCACACTTACGCTGGAGTTGTCGGCCGCGTGGACAACAGATGTTATTAGGGCTGATGCGCTTGCGTCACAAAGCGGGACAGTCGTCAAGTCAGGCACGACGACTCGCAGATGGATCGGAACCATTCGCGCAAGTGGGTCAAATATTGTTGATGACAACTCTGGTGGCAGCACTGGTGGTTCTCGGTTCGTTTGGAATGCCTATAATCAGGTCCAACGACAAATCTTTGTCCAAGAAGTGACTAGTAACTGGAGCTATACAAGCCAAACTATTAGACAAGCGAGGGCCAGCACTGCGAACAAGGTGCAGTTTGTCACTGGAGACATCGGGCAATATGTCATAGCTGAGTTGTTTTGTTGGGCAGTTGTTGCGTCTAACGTGTCTTTCTCGGCACAGGTAGCCATTGGCCTTGACACGATTACAGCCTTTACAACGAGCTCAAACGGCTGTGCAGTACTGCATAGTGAGGCTTACAATAGCGATGTCGTATCCACGGCGCAAATTCCTATCATGGGTAACTTCTATGGACCATCTGGCCTGGGATACCACTACCTCTCGTGGAATGAGTCAGGAGCAGATGGCACGAGTCTATTTATTAGTAACTCCCACGCAGGACTCACCGCAACGCTGTTGATGTAATTCAATCATGCTGCCACCCATAGAACCGCAACTCTCGCTTACGGGAACCATCCGACTCACCGCAAATATCATTGCTGGCGGTGTGTTGATCGACGGCTGTGACAGCAGCGGATTCGTGACGCCGGAGGAACTTCAGAACTTTGCGAACCTGATCATAGAGCCGTTCGACGGGTCGCCATCGGCCGACCAGAAATACCTCGACCAGAAGAAATACGACGACGCTCATGCCGCTGTCGCCACGACTGACCAGACGGCGATCATCGTGCAGGCCGTGCTCGATGTGCTGGCGAAGGAAATATCGGTCGCGCAGCCGACGTATGTGGTTCCTCCCACGCAAGTGCTCGTCAGTAAAGTGCAAGCAGAAATCGAAGCAGCAAAACCTCCGAAGTGACGTGGGACACATGATCAAATCTTGGGCTCGGCAACTCGGCGCATGGCTGCTGGCGTGGGGCGCGGAGCCTGCTGACGCCTACGCCGAGGTTGTGGCTCAGCCTGAACCAGAGCGGGACGACCAGCACATTATTGCGGCGGTGTTCAAGGGCTTCGTCTGCTACGGGCTCCCAGTCGCCGAATTCGAGCCTCATTTCGACCTCGCCGAGAAGGGCAAGTTCTACGACGTGATGGGCTACGCGAGCCAAGTGCTCAACACGGCCGGTGAGCGCCGCACGATCTGCGAGCTCGTGGACTACTTGAGGAAACCATGACGCTGCTGTCTAAATGCTGCCGCGCGCCGCTGAAGAAGGTCGGTTGAACGCTGCAATGCTCCCAGTGTGGGAAGCCAGCCGCGCCATGTGGAAAATAACCAACACGCCGCCGTTTTGGTATTGCGCGTTCTGGACGACGTTCCTCGTCGTGCTGTGCGTCTACCTCTACGCGCTGAAGCGGTGGCTGTAGGTGGCGGTCAGGTTTAGCGCGAACGTCGATAACGTCACGCGAAGCGGAGCGTATCTTGATACGGCATCAAGTTTCACGATCTCTGGCTGGGCCAGTCAGGGTGAAACGACTCCAACCGGCGCGATGGGCCGGACGTTTTATCAGTACGGCGACCCGGCATTCTCGGCGCCATATATCTTCCTCGGATCGAATGCCGACACGAGCGATCTGTATATGGCGGTCTGGACCGGCGTTGACTTCTTCTTCACGGACTCTTATATACCCATCCCTGACAACTACTTCTATTGGACGATTCGATACACGGACTCGACGCACACGATGGATCTTGCCCTTGCCACGAGCCCAGATCCAGACACGCTGCCGACGATATTCGACACGTTCGCCGTCGATCTCTCGGCTGTCACGTTCACCATCGATACGGAGATGGTCGGAAATGGATGGTCTGATTTCCGCTTCGGATACATCGGCATCTTTCAGTCTTCGCTAACGCTCGCCCAAATCCACTCGCAATCGCTGATCAAGACACCACTCGTCGCTGCGCTCTCGTTCACGCCACTCGCCAACAAGGACGACGTCGACGATATTACCGTCAACGGTCACGATTGGATCGTGTCCGGATCGTTGCTGACCGCATTTGGCCCGTTCCCGGCGACCAGCGTCGGACCATATACCACGAGCCGTCTCTTCACGGCGCCATCTGCCGCCAATAGTGTCTCGGTGACGCCGAATTCATCGGCCTGGACGAATTCGGCATGGTTCGAGATTGAGGCTTCGACCGATGCGGCGTGGATTCTGACCGGGCTCATCGTCACGCCTGACAACCACAGCGCTGGAGACAACTACGAGGTCGACGTGGGTGTCGGTGCGGCGGCGTCTGAGGTGGTCGTAACCACGTTCAGCGGCTCGTTTCTGAGCAAGTCGGCGGATTCTCCTGGTGTGCTCCAGTCCACGATTCCGCTCGATAACATCGGCGTGGGCGTCCGTGTGTCGGTCAGGCTGAGAAAGTCTGGCACGACGACGTTCGTCTGGGCCGTCTCCGCGCAGTTCTACAAGAAGCCGATCACGGGCTCGTTCTTGACCACCGCGAAGCCGCAGAAGGTCTATCCGGAGGCCGCCACCCAGACCGCGCTGACGACCGGCGCGTCGATCTGGGGCAGCAGCACCTATACGCAGCTCGTGGCGTCCACAAGCGCCGATTACGTGCTTGTCGGTGTCGTGGTCGATACGTTCAGCGGAAATTCTGGGTGGGAATTCGATCTCTCCGTCGGTCCTGCGCTGTCTGAGGTCGTGATTGCGACCGTTCGCGCCTACCATACAGGAATCCAGTTCACCGACGGGCCGAACTTCGTGCCGTTGTCTCGTCCGAGCGACACCATTCCTTCTGGTTCTCGGATTTCGGCCCGCACGCGTTCGCAAATCATCATCGGCAGTCGGCAGGCATTCATCGGTTTCGTCTACATCGAGAAGCCGCTGTGAGCATCCTGACTGCCGCGCCGCTCAAGGTCTACCCACCGGCCGCAGATAGCATCACGGTCACAACTGGTGCTAGCGCCGGCGTGCTCGGGTCTTGGGTGGAAATTATCCCGCTCGGCACGATGACAGTGCCGATCTACATCGCGGGCGTGTGCGCGGAACTCTTCGTGCCGGCGCTGACGAATGGTGCGACGACGGAGATCCAGTTCGGCACAGGCCAGTCCGGCTCCGAAGCCGTGATCAGTTCGCCACTGATCGTCGTGGCCGGTGCCGGCAACCTCGCGCTTGAGATCCAGATGTTCCCGGTGCCGATCGGCAACATCCCGGCCGGCGCGCGGCTCTCCATGCGAACGCGCACGACTAGCGGGAACATCCCCTGCAAGTCCGCGTTGATGTACTACGACGACCTCGACGCGGACGCCACGATGCTGGCGCAGCAGACCTACGCGCCGTATTCCTCTGGCTCGACCCTGACCGGCGCATCGGTGACGCCGAACGCCTCGTCGTGGGCGAACTCGTCGTGGGTAGAGTTCGTCACGCTTGGCGCAAACTCTGCGCTGCTCGGAGTTGGCGCTATCCCGCCATCTGGTGCCTATAGCGGCCTGCCGTATGAGATCGACATCGGGGCTGGAGATGCTGGCGCAGAGGCTGTGCTGACGACGCTCCGTGGGGCGTTCTCGAACGCGACGACGCAGGGCTACATGAACATGTGGCTTCCCGCGATGTATCCGATCGGTGAGGACACGAGAATCGCCTTCAGGTTCAGGAAGTCTGGCACGAACACGACCGCGCTGACCGCGTTCCTGCTCTACATCCACGACATCCCGAGCGAAGCGATCATCATCACGGCCATGTCGATGCTCTGCGACGTGGGCCAACTCACCATCAACGGGAGCGGGTTCACGGATACAATGACAATTGCGGTCAGCGGACCATCCGGCGTCTTGGCCTACACGGTGATCTCGCTCAGCGATACACAGATTGTGCTGGCTATCGATGACCTCGTGACGGGAGTGTATTGCGTGGATCTCAGCGCATGAAAATAACTGAAACGATTTCTCGTGAGTGTTGTCAATCTAAAGACCTGAAGCCTGTTCATGGCTGTGTGATGCTTGATAGGTTCCCAAGGCTAAAATTCTGCGTTCACTGTGGCGCTAGGCATATGTATACCAGGTCTGTCGATGCGGCTGGTTCTTCTGATTGGGATTACCAGAAGATGGAAGAGGTTTCGGTCTAGTGAGCCAGCCGGTTGAAGTTGGCGAGGAACTCGTCACCGGGACGATTGAGCCACAGCCAACCCCGCAGCCGCCTCCTGATCCCCCGCCGCCCCCGCCGCCCCCACCGCCACCACCACCGCCGCCAAGCGCGCCGACGCTGACGAGCGTGTCGCCAGCGCAGGGCACGCAGGGCACGACGGTGACGGTTACGCTGGCCGGGACCAACTTCATTGTCGGCGCGACGACCGTCGCGGTCAGCGGCACGCTCCTGACGGTCAACAACGTCGTGGTGAGCAGCAGCACGTCGCTGACCACGAATTTCGTGTTGAATGCGGCAGCGGCAACCGGCGCCCGTACGGTGACGGCCACGACGGCAGGCGGCACCAGCGTCGGGCAGACGTTCACAGTCAATGCGCCGCCGCCGCCGCCCCTACCGACGCCACCGACGCTGACGGGCATCGCGCCGATCCAAGGGCTCCGTGGCACGACCGTGCCGATCGCACTGACTGGCACCAACTTCATCGTCGGGGCCACGACGGTCACGGTCAGTGGCGGCGGCGTCACGGTGACCACCGTGGTCGTGGCAAGCAGCACGTCCTTGTCGGCGAATTTCGTGCTCGATGCGGCGGCGGCCGGAACGACCCGCATCGTGGCCGTCTCCACGTCCCAAGGTTCTAGCGGCACGCTGAGCTTCACCGTCACGCTGCCTGCGCCACCACCGCCGCCCACAGACGGGCTGCTCTACCCGGCCGACCTCGTCTATCAGGGCTGCTTCAGGCTCCCGGCGTATCCGCCGAACCGCTACGACTTCCCGTCGAAGGGGATGTGCTACAACGCGGCGAACGACTCGCTGTTTATCCCCGGATTTGCGAGCGAGCACGGCGTTGGCGAGGTTACGGTCGTGGCGCCTATTCTTGGCGCGTCGTCGCTGTCTCAGCTCAACCGGGCCACGACGATCCAGAACATCACGGACCCATCGGACGGCTCGTGGCAACTCCTGAACAACGGCGCCGGCATCAACTTCGGTGGCGCGCTGGTCTACAACAGCAAGCTCGTGTTCACGTTCTATCGGTTCTACGATGCCGATGGCACACAGCCGTCCTCGCACTGGGTTCGCAGCAACACGAGCCTGACGCCTGGTCCGAGCTACACCGGCCCGGTGACGCTCGCGGTGACGGACCTCGTGAACACGACGACGCCGCACGCCGGCAACGTCTCGGGCTACATGGGCGAGGTGCCGCCCGACTGGCGCAGCGTCTTCAAGGGGCCAGCGCTGACCGGCAACAGTGGCCTGTCGATCATCACGCGCACCTCGTTCGGTCCTGGCGTGTTCTCGTTCGACCCGGCGAACATCGGCTCCGTCAACCCGGTGCCCACGACGCCGCTGGTGTTCTACCCGTCGAACCATCAGACGCTTGGCGCGTGGGGCGCACCTGGCTCAAACGGCACGTTCAATGGCACCATGCAGATGGGCGGCGTCGTATTCCCGCAGAACACGCGAACGGTGCTGTTCTTCGGCATGATCGGCACCGGCCCCTACGGCTACGGCGTGGGCACGCCAAACCCGGCGCTGAACGGCCAGCCGGTGCCGGGGGAGCCAGGCGTGATCTACATCTACGACCCGGTCATCCCGTCGAAAGGCGACCACGCCTACCCCTACGAGGCTCGCGTCTGGGCCTACAACGCCTCCGAGCTGGCGAATGTGGCGGCTGGGCTGACCAACCCGTGGGACGTGACGCCCTACGCCGTCTGGACGCTGCCCAGCGACTTCTACAGCTTCCTCCCGAGGCTGGCCGGGGCGGCCTACAAGGCGTCGACGCAGCAGATTTTCGTGCTCCAGACGTTCGGCGACGGCGATGCGCCGCTCGTGCACGTCTACCACATCGGCGCGTTCACGGCGACCTACACGCTCACGGTGACGAACGGCAGCGGCGATGGAGCCTACCTCCAAGGGGCCGTGGTGACGATCAACGCCGACGCGGCGCCGTCTGGACAGCGGTTCAACGCGTGGATCGGGGCGACAGTGACGGATGCCTTCTCGGCCACGACGACGCTCACCATCGGCACGGCGAATGTCACCGTGACGGCGACCTACGTGCCGGTCAGCGTCGGCCTGCCGGTGGTGCCGGGGGCGTTCGGGTTTGGCATGTCGACGCGAGCGGCGTATGGGAGCTCCACGGCCCCGGTCGTGCTCCGGGTGACGAACACGAACGACAGCGGGGCAGGCTCCATGCGGGCGGCGCTCGCTGATCCACGGCCGCGCGTCGTGATCTTTGAAGTCAGCGGCATGATCGACGCCTCGGTTGAGATGGTCATCGATGCGCCCTACTGCACCGTCGCCGGCCAGACCGCGCCGTCTCCCGGCATCACCATCAAGAGCTACGGCCTCCAGATCCAGACGCACGACGTGCTGGTGCAGCACATCCGCATCCGTCCAGGCGGCGATACCTGCAACATCGGCGTCGAGGCGTTCCAGACCGGAAACCCCTACAACATCGTCCTCGACCATGTGTCGGTGTCGTGGTCGCAGTCGAAGAACTTCGTCTTCACGAACAGCGCACAGGACATGAACCTCACGCTGTGGCGCTGCTTCTGCACCGAACCGCTCTATGCGGCTCCCGGAACCGGCGGGTGCCCATCCGGCGGCTTCGGCTACGCCTATGGCCTCCTGTTCCGGAACAACGCCAAGAAGGCCGCCGTCATTCAGTGCCTCTTCGCGCACAACTCGGAGCGGAACCCAGACTCCAGCGGGTCAGCGCAGACCTACAGCGCGAACAACTACATCTACGACTGGCAGACGCTGGCGACGTTCTACGAAGATCCTGACGGCGTCGAGCCTCCCGGCCTGCTCGCCACGCACGTCAGCAACTCCTACAAGACCGGGCCGAGCACGGACACGCCTCGGTATCTCTACGGCTCGCGGTATCTCGCGACCGGCTCACAGGTCTACATCACCGACACCGTCGTCGACTACACAGGCGCGGTGCCGACGGGCTTCACCGTCATCGGCGGCGACGGCATCAATCCGACGACCGGCGTGACATCACCGCCGGTGGTGGTGCCCGACTACACGCCTGTCGCCGGCAGTTCGGTGGCGTCGTTGGTGCTGGCGAACGCCGGGGCGCGCCCCGGCGACCGGGACAGCGTCGATACGCGGATCGTCAACGAGGTCATCGCACGCACCGGGTCGCTCATCGCCACGCAGGCCGAGGTGGGCGGCTGGCCGGTCCTTGCGGTAAACTTCCGCGCACTCACGCTGCCGGCCAGCCCGAACACGGTCACGGCATCCGGCTACACGAATCTTGAGGTCTGGCTGCACGGCTACGCGGCCTTGGTGGGAGCATGAAAAAGAACACAGCGGGACAGGTCGCGTCGGCGTGGGTCTACAACACCGACCGGACGCCCTACAACGGCGCGACGACGGTCTACGTGACGCTCGATAACGGCACACAGACGGCCGGCACGGTGGGAAGCGGCGCCGGCACGTCGAAGGGCCACGGCGAGCACACCTACCTGCCATCACAGGCCGAGACGAACGGCAACGCCGTGAAGTTCACGTTCGTGGGCACGTCGAACGCGCAGGGTGAGACGGAATACGCGACGTCGATCATCACCGGCGATGCCTACGCCCGCCTCGGCACGCCGACAACGACGACCATCGCGAACGACATTCAGGTGCGACCGACGACGGCCATGGTCGAGAGCTATGCCACGCTTGGCGCGCAGCCGACGATGGAGCAGGCGGCCTACATGATCATGCAGTTCCTCCATCGCCTGTCGGCAAACGGCACGACGGTGACCATCAAGGGGCTGTCCGGCGAGACGACGCGGATGTCGTTTGTGACCGACGCGGCCGACAACCCGAAGACCATCGACCGCACGAGCTGAGATGGCCCTTCGTGGCGCACTTCCTCTGCACGGCTTTGCGGCCAATCCGGCCGCCGCGCTGGTGCTGCATGGGCTGTCCTCGGCCTCAGCCACGCCGTCATCGACACGGTTCTGCGCTCTCCTGACGTGCCCAGAACAGCCGCAGTACGTGGTTGGCTGCAACATCGTCGGCATTGCGCTGCTGGCCCCTGTGGTGCGGCAGGAAGCCATCTATCTCGGGCAGGCCGCACCGGGCGCACGGCTGTATACGTGGGCGGCAGGGCAACAGGTGGGAGCTCTGACGTATTCTGATGCGGCGCGGGCGTTTCCGAACGATAATCCAGTCGTCGCGGATGCGGGCGGGCTGTTTGGGCCGATCTACCTCCAGAACGGCGTGAACTACGACATGCAGTTGCGGACGGCGGCGAACGCGCTCGTGTGGTATCAGCCGAACGTCATGGCGGGTGGGGCCTGTCCGAGCGATGGGCCGCAGGAAGACTTGATTCAATCGGAGGGGATGCTGTAATGGCTGCGCTCTTCACGCCCGTTCCGCGCCAGCAAGCCTATCGACTCGGTATCGTCTGTCCAGGTGCGCTGCTGTTCACATGGGCGACCGGACAAACCAACATGCTGCCGC